AATAACTAGGTAAACCTAGCATAGGACGCTTATCAAATTTGTTTTCTTTAGCAGATTTTGCTTTAGCATTATTATAATGTAAAAATACTTGTGCACAATCTTTGCCTTCAAAAGGTTCTCGCCAATGCTGAAGATCACAACCAGAATAAATTAACATATCTCCTGGTTCAAGATCAACTTTAATTCCAGCTTGACCTTCCTTACCTGTTGGATCTAAATATATAGGCCATGGTTCACCACCTAGGTTTAATGTAGTAGATACTTCACATGAATATCTATCTTTATGTCTAGCTAGGATATCTCCTTTTTTATAAATTCTTGCGTAGGAATAAGTAGGGTATAGCTTTAGTTTAGTTTCAGATTCCATTTTAGAGTTTAAAATTTGTAGTAAAGTTTCCATAACAATATCACTATAATGTGAATAAGTATTTGGAACTTGTTCATCATTCCATACACCATATTCTGTGTTGTAAGGAGATAGATACTTTTGATCAAACAAAAATCTTGCAGTTGTTCTTTTATTTAAAAAATAACTATAAATAAATTTAGCTAGCTCAGGAGAGATAGCTTGTTTTAGTACCTTGTATTTATTTTTCTTGAATGACATTTAATACTCCTTTTGGTATTGCTTGGCAGTTCCAATGAATAAATCTAAAAGGCTCAACACCCATATCAACTATATATTGATGAGGCATATAAGACGGAAAGAATATCATTCTACCAGGCTTACATTTATAATGCACAGCTGAACTGGCATAAGTTATTTTTGTTTTATCTAATTCAGGTAAAAGATTCATTATATTTCCTGCTCTTGGATCTTCAAACATAGGTATTGAAGTTTTGTCACTAGCTTTTAAAAAATAAAAACCAGAAATGTGACCATTCCAATGTGTGTGTAATGTATGATGTCCACCCCCATTTTTAGCAAACTCTTGTACCCACATTTCTGTAGTAAATAGTTGATGCCCTCGCATATCAAAACCCATTTCCATTAATAAATTATGTGAAGTCGCACCTATATAATCTGTTAATTTTTTAAAATTAGGGTCTCCAATTAAAGTTGTAGAGTGATAAACACTACCAAGATCACCTTTAGTTTTATTAGTTTTGTTACGTTTATCTATATCAGGTTGTAAATTTTTTATAGCTGCTTCAATATATTTATCTGAAGCTTTATCTATTTCAGTAACAAACTCTGGTGCATCTGCAAACCAAATAGGACATTTAAAATAATCTTCTCTATTTAACTGTTTGGGGTAACTAGGTTTTTTAATTTTTTTCTTTTTCATATCTTTCTTATTTTAATGGCCATCCAAGGTTCCAGATTACTAGACTATGTCTAACACCACGTTTAACCGGTTTAACTCTATGCCATATATCAGAAGGAAATACAACTAAAGAACCTTTAGATCTTATCTCTTTTAATATATGAGTGTTTGCTTTTTTATCTGGATCCGTATTTCTCATATCAAACTCTAATTCACCACCACTATAGTCTTTGTCCTCAGACAAAGATAAAGTTACAGATAATTTTCTTTGTTTACCATGACTCGGTGTGTTGGGTTGATTATAAGGTCTATCCCAACTATCACAATGCCAATCATAGTACTGGCCTTTTTTATATTTTGTAAACTGACACGGCTCAGAAAAATCCCATTGAAAATTCCAATTAGCATCTCTGTTAGCTGTATGTATGTAGGGGTGAATTGCATTATAAATCCAACGTTCATTTAACCAAATAATATCTGAATTTCTTTTCTTTTTTAAATCTTGTACTTCTTTTTTATTTAATTTTTTACTACCATAACCACCTGTGACTGCCATTTCATCTCTTAAAGATTTTGCATATTTAACAATGTCATCACAAACATGATGAGGAATTGCATCTTTAAACCAATAGTAATAATTTTGTAATTGCATATGTCTTTATAAAGACAGTATAAAATAATATTAATTGATTGTCAATTATTGAAATTTGTATCTAATAATAACAACACCGGGACCACCATTACCACCAGTTGTAGGATTACTGTTGGAATTACTATGTGCTCCACCACCGCCACCACCAGTATTATTTGTCCCTGCTACTCCTGAACCTGGACCATTTGATCCATCACTAAAACCAGCTCCACCACCTCCAGCTCCACCACAACCTTTTGATGTTTCACCAGCTCCACCTCCACCACCACCTCTAGCAGTTGGACTTGCATTAATAGATGATGTTGCACCTGCACCTCCATCAGCGCCATTTTCAGGTGTTGCATTACTAGCAGCAGCTGTTGCTCCACCTCCACCACCACCAGCATCACTTGCACCATCACTTCCATTAGTTCCTTGAGCATTAGGACTTACAGGAGGTGTATTACCTGTTCCATTAGAAGAACTATTAGCACCTGCTCCTCCACCTGATCCACCATTACCTCCACCACCATTACCTCTACCACCTGCTCCACCACCATTTGATGTGATTGATGCGAAAACTGAATTTGCTCCTACTGTTCCTACAAAACCAGTTGAAAAAGGTCCACACTGTACACCTCCTGCACCTCCTCCACCGACTGTAACAACATAAGTTTGTTTAGAAACAGATAATGCAGAAACACCTGATCCAAGAGGTGACGCACTATAACAACCAGAAGCAGCACCAGATGATTCTCTATAACCACCAGCTCCACCACCACCTCCTGCTGATTGAGTATTAACATTTGAACCTGTTCCTGCTCCACCACCACCAGCTACTACTAAATAATCAACTGTTGTTGAACCAGCAGGAGCTCCCGCTGCTGAAACTACAAAATTATCTGTTGAATTAAATGTATGAATTTTAAAATCACCACTTGTTGTAATTGTTCCACCTGTTGCAGTAACAAAATTTGGTGGGATTTGTGGCCATGCATTAATTGTTCTTGATGCAAATTGACTTTGCATTGACCACATACCACTTGCTTTGTTTAATTCTTTTACAATGATTATACCTGGACCACCACTTGCTCCTTGACCACAGGCCGATCCACCACCACCACCACCCGTGTTTGTAGTTCCTACTGCAGCATTACCACTTGATCCACCCGATCCACCACCACCCGATCCACCTGGATAGGCTCCAGAAGGATTAGATCCACCACCACCACCACCTCCAGCAAAAACTGAACATGTTGATCCTACATTTCCATAGGTAGGACTTACATCTAAACCTGCTCCAGAAATTGGAGTACCGGGGCCATTAGGGGTTGAAGCACTACCTGCACCGCCACCACCTGCAGCAGCACCTAAACCTGCTCCAGCGTCATTTCCTTGAGGAGGAGTTGTTGGAGGAGTATTACCACTCCCACCTGGACTACTACCTGCACCGCCACCACCAGAACCACCCGGTCCACCTGGTCCAAAACTGCTAAATGATACACCACCTCTACCACCACCTGTAGATGTTATTGGATTTGAAGGAAAACCAGCTACTGAATTAGCACCACTAGCTCCAAGTGTATTAGGTGTACCTGATGCTGCACCACCACCTCCTACAGTCATTGTGTAAGACCTATTACCTGAAACTGATATACATGAAATATTTCTTAAACCACCAGCTCCACCACCGCCCCCTACATTTGGACCACCTGATCCACCCCCGGCAACAACTAAAACTTGTACAAGTGCAGTTCCTGGTTGTGTTGTAAATGATCCTGTTGCTGTTTTAACGGTTTGATTACAATTCCCAAAAGAAGCTTTATTACTTACTCCTATTATTCCGCCGTTTGTTGAGCCTGATGGACTAGCCATATCTTAGTTCTCCTTATGCGGATACCCAAGCTAGCGCTGATGCATCCCAATTAAAATTGTTTATTGGATCTGAATTATCTTTTGCAGTCCATCTTAAATTATCTTCATCCCAAGAAATAAATTTAGGAGACTCTTCTGTTCCTATATCTGTTGGGTAAGTAACAGGTGCTTGCCAATTATCCTCAGCATCTAATGCCCATGAAGCATAAGGCTGTGGACTTAAAAACTTATCTTTTACAGGATCGTAGACCATGCCCACACCTGCGTAAGATTTTCTGAAATTATTATTGTAAGAAGTTTGTTTCCAAATGCCACCATTAAAAAAATTAATACACCATGTTTCTCCATTAACATGCATATCTGTTGGTACGTATTTATTGTCTACAACAATTACTCTTTCTACAACTTGATGAGAGTTTGATGTAAATCCTGTTGGATCTGTTTTTATTTTTAGTTCTGCAAAATGTGCCATATTATTCTCCTTAAACTTTACTTATATTTTATTATAGATCATTTGTCTATATATTATATCCATTCACCATTTTTTACAAATTCATATACCGTATTCATTGCCCAAACACCTGGTGCAGATGCTGCAACAGCGGGTTCTTTTACGATAACTATTCCTGGGCCACCTGTTCCACCAGCTGAAGATGGTCCAGATGCTGAACAACCTCCACCACCGCCACCAGTATTAGCTACACCAGGAGTTCCTGCACCACTACAAGGTCCTGGACCACCACCACCAGCTCCACCACCGCCTGTTCCACCAGCTCCACCGGGAGCTCCAATTCTTGTACCACCACCACCACCTCCAGCAAAAACTGAACATGTTGGTCCTATATTTCCATAGGTAGGACTTATATCTAAACCTGCTCCACCAGCTCCACCTTTTCCAGGTCCTGGAAAGGCCCCTGCGATACCAGCTCCACCAACAGCACCAGCGCCACCGCCACCACCTGATCCACATGCACTTGTAGGAACTGGAACACTTCCTCGAAGTGAACCTGCTCCACCATTATTACCTTGACAAGCAGTACCATTACCACCTGGTTCTGCAGGAGGAGGTGAAGTACCACCACCGCCACCACCTGAACCACCGGGTCTACCGGGAGCATCTCCACGACCTCCACCACCGCCGCCGACTGAACTTGTACCATTAAAAGTTGAAACTTGACCATCACCACCACAAGAAGCTGGAAAACCAGAACCTGTTCCACCTGCACCAACAACGATTGGTACAGTTCCACTTGCACTAAGTGTTGTGTTTAATAAACCACCTGCTCCACCGCCAGCAGCTCTATCACCACCGCCACCACCGCCGCCGGATATAATTGCAACTTGAACGGATGTTGTTCCTGGTTGTAATGCTAAATTTCCTGTTGCTGTAACAGACGTAATTGTTTCATTAACTGCCTGTGTTATTGTTTGAACTGGTCCAATAATTCCGCCATTTGCCATAGCTAATTACCTTCCTATACCGCTATAACGTCGTATGAGATAACTAAATCTAAATCAGACGCCGCACTTGCTCCGCCTTTTAAAACGTCAGCTTCCATTAAATATATTGGTGTGTCTAGTAATACTAGAGTTGCATCGGCTGGAACTGAAATAGTTTTTGCTATAAAGAAAGTTCCAGAAGTGTCAAAGTTAGTTACACCTGCTGATGTAAAATTTGATTTTGTTATTGATAAATTTATAGTTGCTGCGTTTGTGCCATCAACGTTGGCTACTGTAATTCTATTTACTTTTAAAAGTTTTCCTGATGACACAGTCATCAAAGTTGTAGTTGTAGTAGCTGTTAAGTTATAACCTACTGATTCACCGAAGATTGTTGCTACTGCTACTATATTTGGATTTGCCATAATTTATTTCCTATGTTTGTTTTTTACCCGAAAATCATTGCCATTGCAATAGCTTTTCCTGTTGTTATCCCTGAGTTATCTACAAATGATGCTGTAGTTCCATTACTTGCTAGTATTTGATTATTTGATCCCATGGTAATTCCACCAAAAGATCCATTATCATTGAATTGAAGTTGTTTATCCGACCCACCTGGACTAGTAGTAACACCACTTAAATCAGCTTCAAAAAGACCAGTGTTAGTTGCAACACCATCAAGATAAATAAGTTTATATCCTTTGTCAGTTGCTGAAAAAGTAACAGTGGCTCCTGAACCAGTTTTCGCTTTTAATTGTACTGTTGGAGTACCTGAACCATTAGTAGTTCCATTTTTAATAATGTAAAAATTTTCTGTAAGTACTGGAAAAGTTACAGTTCTGTTTCCTGTTATAGATCCCGTAAGTTCTATAATTCTTTGTTGAGCAGTACCTGTTAAAGCACCGTCATCTATATCTAAATCTGTAGTTCCTACACCACCTGCAATAGATACTTGTATAACACCACCAGTTAATTGTTCAATAAGACTTAAGTTAGCGTTTGTTTTTGTTCCCCAAGTACCGGCATTTTCGCCAGTTGCCATTAATTCTAAACCGAGATCCGTATAAGTTGATGCCATAATTTTGTTCTCCTAAGCTACATGTGTTACATCTGTATACGATGTTTCGCCTACAACGTCAACATCTGAATAATTAGTATTTCCTACAATATTAACATCTTGGAAACCCAGTACAATAACCTCTCCTACACTAGATATTGTTTCTTGTCCACCTAAACCAATCGTCATGTTGTCCAGTGCAATAGCACCTACAGCAGAAGTATTTGATAGACCAGTTAATGGAACTCCTATTTCAGGGACCAAGGATCCTACTGCTGTGCTCATAGCGGTTACTGTAGGAAGAGTTACAAATGTTGCAGTTTCCTCTATTAAATTTCCTACTTGTGAAGTTGCTTGTTGTCCTGTTAAACCCATTACTTCAGCAGGAGCAATAGAACCTACTGCAGTTGTTGCAACTAAAGTTGCTAATCCTTGGGTATGATCTGCACCGTTATTTAAACTTAACTGACCTT